AAGCAGTGGTATCAACGCAGAGTACTTGGACAACTCGGCCAAGAATTACGCCGACCCGCCCATGCAGCTCGGCAAGAAGGGCAGCACGATTCCGGGCGTCACGCTCCCCGGCGGACGAGTAACGGAGGATGAGACTCGGTCGCACAGTCCTGGGTCCTTCTGACCCGCGCGTCAAAGAGACCCCTCCGGCGCTGACGCTCGACCGGCACGGGGTGGCCGCGCGTGGCTGGGATGACACCGCAACCGGCGCGCAAGGCGGACAGCGCGCGCTCGAGAAGGCAAAGTCGCAGGACAACATTCAGTTCAAGAGCAAGGGCGGACCGGGCGGCATCATCATTTCGAAGGGGAAGTAGCGAATGGCGAACGACCCAGTCATCGCAATCCCAGCGGAAATTGGTGGCATTCCTTGGCCCCAGTCCCCAGCGCTCGTCCCGAACACCGGACAGGCGCTGGCGATTGCCGGCGGCCAGATGCAGCTCTCGGACCAGGCGGACTACCTCGCCCGGTTCCCCCGCGTGCTCGCGGGCGCCACGGCGACCATTGCCGGCGCGGTTGCGAACGGCGACCAGCTCCGGCTGACCATCACGCCCCCAGGGTCGTTGGTCGGCGTCGCGGTGAACATCACCGCTGCGACCGGCGACACCGTTTCGAACTTGGTGGAGAAGTTCATCGACCAAATCGAAGCCCACCCCCGCACTGGCCGACGTGGGCATCTACGGCACCGGTCTGCTCGGCGTGCTGACGCTGAACGCGCCGGGTCCGTCCGGGAACCTCGTCGCTTGGACCCGGACCATCGTGTCTGGCTCGGAGACCATCACCCTGTCCGCGGCCACACTGTCAGGCGGCTCGGGGCCGGTCCTCATCGGCCAGGGCTTCTCGATTTGCTGGCGCGGGCTCAACATGTCCTTCAAGGCGAACCAGCTCCGGGTTCTCGCCCCTGACCTCGTCGCAGCACTGGTGGCCGGTGGATACCCCGTCTACTGATCCTGTAGTGAAGGCGCCCCGCAAGCCGCGCGCCAAGAAGGGCTGGCAGCCGGAGCCGGGGAAGTTCATCCCACTCGAAGAGGCCCAAGCCACGGGCCAACTCGAACCGGTCGCCGAAGTCGCCGAAGTCGCGAAGCCAACCTTTTACGTCATCAAAAGAAACCTCGTCATCCGGGTCGGGGGCGTGATGCGCCAGCTCCCCAAGGGGCTCGTGCTGAACGAGGCCGAAGGCCACCTGATTGCGATGCTCGACTCGAAGGACCTCGAGCCCGTCGAGAAGGTGTTCTTCTGTTCGAGATGCGGAGCCGCCAACTCCGCTGGAGGGTAGTCCTGTGCCACTGACCGACCTCCAGAAGGCCGGGGTCAGAAGGCACCTCGAATTCCCCGTCGCAGGACTCCCCCTGGTCTCTCCCGCTGGTGGCACGCTCGCCTCCGGCAACGCCGGCTACCGGTTCCTCGAGGCCTACGGACAGCTCGAGTTCCGCATGAACAACCTCCACGCGATGGAGGAGGCCATGGTCACCGGAGCCACGACCGGCGCAGTTGCCTTGGTCGGGACCTGCGGTAACGCCGGGCGTAGCGTTCTCGCTGACCGTCTCGGGCGGGCCGCTCGGCTCGCCCGTCGTCCTGAACTACACGAGCATCTCCGGGGACTCGCAGGCGTCGGTCGTCGCGAACTTCGCGTCTCTCGTGAACCAGAACGCGACGCTGACCGCGGCCGGGTTCTACGCGCTGAACCCCTACGGCTTCGGGCCTTTCTCGCAGAACACCCCCGGCGGCGGGCAGACCGGCAACGCTGCCATCCCTCTGGCCCAGTTGAACCTGTTGTGCGTCGCGACAGGGGTGATTGCGTTCACGCTGGCCACCACCTCCAGCGGGGCACCCTCGTTCATCGTCACCGCGCAGGGCGTGCAGCCACCCCCCACGGTGACAGTGTCGATGCTGACCAACCCCTCGACGACTCGGAACGGGTTCATTCCAATCCTCGACTGGCTCGAGGGCGAGCAGGGCGGCACGACTCAAAATCTCGGAATCATCCAGGCAGGCAAGGGGGGCGAAGTCATCTTCCGCCTGGACGAGATCCGGCAACGCGAAGAGTTGTATGGTCTGTGGCAACGCAAGCTCTGGACCTTCCTGCTCGGCGACGGGCGCGGACGGTCACAGGGCATCGGCGGAAGAGGCGGCGGAATGCGGTCCGTTGTTTGATGCGAGGCGCAAAATGAACGACGAACAGTCACTGTTGAAAGAGCGCGAGAAGGTCCGCGCGGCTGCCCGCAAGGAGACGGACATCCGGGCCAAACGGGCACTCGTGGACGAGGATGAGATGCTCCGGCAGAAGCTCGCGACCCACTACGCGATGCAGGACCCCATCCACGCGAACGCGCGGGCCGAGGCGATGAAGAAGCTCGACAACTTCCGCCGCTACGGGAGCACCTCCGGTCCCCGTCGATAGACCTCCATGAGCAACTGGCACTACGTCGCTCGCCTACGAGACTTCGGGTTGGGCGTGGCGGGGCGCCAGCTCGGGCCGCCGTGCAGCATCTACCGGCCAATCGTCACGGGCGACTGGATTCAGGGAGGCAATCTCGTCGTCTCGAATTACTACGCCTGGCGGCGAATCAGCGTGTCCAAAGCCGATCAGGAGTCGCCCGCCCACACCTTCGGGACCCTCTTCTTCGAACTCATCGTCGACCTGACCAACTTCTTCGTCGGTGACCTGTTCATTGAAAACGATCCCTTCTACGGTACGGGCGGCACGGCGGTGGACTTCACGACCGTCCAGTTCCCCGCTCACTGCGTCGCGTCCCACGCCCCCAACAAGACCCCCATCGGGGCCCGCATCGACCGCACTGCGCTGTTTTACCGCCCGGTGACGGGAACGGACACGAACGGTTTCTTCTCCCCCACGCTGAACCAGAACGTCCAGCCCGATCGTCTGCACGAGCGGGGTTTTCAGCCTCGGGACAGTCGGCTCGGCGGCGTGCCGCATCCCGGTCGGCATGATGGCGATGCCGCGCGACCGGGACACAGTCTACAAAGGCGCCCCCGGTGACACGGGCGTCTCCGTGTGGTTCTGCTATGTCCCGCCACTCAACGGCTTCAACCCAAGGCCGGGGGACCGCATCGTAACGAGCGCCGGGCGCTACGTCGTGAAGCACCCCTACCAGCAACAGGTCGGCATCGTCGGCTCACAGCTCATGTGCTCCCTCGAACAGGCATCGAGCTAAATGGCGACCGTCTCAACCCTACTTCAGGGCCTGGCAGCGCAAATCGCCCCCGCGGTCTTACTGACCCCAGTCAACACCTACCTGATCCCAGACGACGGCAACGCGATCGTCCACGTCAACGCCGCCGACCTACACAACGGAACAGCAAAGATCGGCCCCATTTGGACCGAGAACGGGACCACCCCCTACAACCTGACGGACACCCCAATCGGAAGCGTCGGCCCCTTCACGATAGCGAACTACTTCAGCTTGCCGGCGGGGAACATCCTCAACTTCCCCTCGGCCGAGGTGTGGACCGGCTGCATCATCTTTCGCCCTCCGGCCGGCAGCTACGGAACACTGTTCACGAGTGACTCGACGACAGCGACCGGCATCAACATTTTCTATCGAAACGACGCGCTCACCGTGCAGGCGAACTGGAACAATAGTGCTGGTTCCCTTGAAGGCATAGGGACCATTTCAAACCCTACAGTAGGCGTCGTGTTTTTCGGGCGTGACTCAACAGGGCGTACGTGGCTACAGCTCAACGGAAACAGCGCTGAGCGGTTTCACGCCCACGACTCTCACAGTCGCGTCAACCGTCGCACAATTGGGGCTAGACGCATCGCAGGCCAACGGAGGCAACATCTTCGAAGTCCTATTCTCTACCGACGCCCCCTCTGGCGCTGCCTTCACGTCCCTCTACAATTCAATCACGGCCAACATCGCCGCCCTATCCACACCAGTCATCGTCGGCATCGGTTGGCCGTCGAAGAACACCCTCGACGACCTGTTCCTCAACAGTTACACGCTGGTGTCCATCTACGATGGAGACGGGACCCGGAACACGACCAGGTGGGGGAGAACCCCCGCGGCCTTGGATACACAACCTGCGACGCCGGGGGTCAGTGCGGCACTGTCCACGACCGTCCTCACGGCAGGGAAGACCGCCACTTTGACCCTTACTGGCACACCGAATGTCGGCGACGCGGCAGTCCTTTCAGCCCAAAGCACGCTCGGACCCGCCGTGCTCGGCTCGGCAACGACCACGCTAAGCGAGACCCTTGCCCAACTCGCGACTGCCCTAGCCGCGAGTATTCAGAGCGGGGCCTACGCGGCAGCAAACCTCACAGCGTCCGCGGTCGGGGGGGTCATCACCCTGACCAACGCTTCCGGCGGACCAGCCTACCAGCTCCTAGCGAACACCGGGAACGTCGGCTCGAGACTGTGGGAGAACCGCCGGGTCGAGCGGCACGTACGGGTCATTGTCTGGACGAACAGTGAGGCTGCCCGGGAAGCCGTCGGGGACCCCCTCGACGCCCTGTTCGCCCAGCTCTCCAACTACTTCGGATTCGCCCTTCCCACGGGGGAGTGGGTCCGGCTCAAGTACATGAGCGACACCTACGTCGAGGACGCCCAGTTGGCGGACGTTTACCGGCGGGACTTCCGAATTTCCCTGGAGTATGGTGTCAATCAGACGGACTTGCTGTACCCGATTCTTGGAACCTCGTTGACTTTGACTCCGTGAGGTAACGCGATGGCTGGACAGATTTCGCAGGGCGCCCTGAACGCATCGCAGATTGTCGCCCCCGGACTGTACGTCCAGATCCTCCCCCCTCCGTCATTCATCGCAGGCGTCCCGACTGGCTTTGGGGCAATCCACGGCTCGGCCTCGTGGGGGCCGGTCAACATTCCGACGCTGTGCGGCTCCCCGTCACAGTTCATCGCAGCCTTCGGTCCGGTGGGCTCACCGACAGCCTTCGGCGCGGCCATCGGGACGACACTGTCCGCCGTCGCGAATCCCTACGAGATGACCTCGGAGGCGCTCGCAGCCTTCAGCCAGGCACAGAGCCGTGGGGCCTCGATGGGCCTCTACGGCGTTCGAGCCATCGACGGGACCCCCTACGTGCAGGGCGGCACGCCCGGCACTGGCGGCTCGGGGCAGAACACGACCGGCGCCTACGCCGCATACATCCTGCACGATGGCAGTGCGGTCGCGGGCCTCACGTTCTACGGGCTCTACCTGGGCACGCTCGGGAACGGCATCACCGTCACCACCGCGGCAGGCTCGAAGGGTGCCGGATTCACCACCGTCACCATCAACCCCCCTCCCGGACTCGGGCTCCTCCAAGAGGTCTACCCGAACGTCCCCACCGCGGCGGGAAGCTTCAGCGGAACGGCCTACGCCTCACTGTTCTGGCCAACCCTCGCGCAGTACCTGATGAACGGCATCAACGGCGGGCGGGGCCCCAGCCTGCTCATCTTCGCCTACCAGAACGGCTCGGCGAGCGCGGGGCACCCCTCCACGACCGCGGTCGCTCCGGCTGTCGTCACCGCGGCTGCGCTGACGGGCGGTGTCGACGGCTCAAGCAACATCACGGGCGGCTTCACCGGAACGAACACGCTACCGGTCAACATGCTCGGCTCGAACGCCACGCAGCCCGCGACCGGCATCTACCTGCTCCCGAACCTGAACCCCCCTGTGAGCGCGTTCCGCCTGGCAGGCTTTGGGGAACTCGCCGCGGACACCTCCGGCGCCGGCACGGTCGTCTCGCCTTTGGCCGATGCAGTCGGCGCGCTGACCTTCTTCGGCTTCCCCCTCGGCGACGACTCGGCGACGGCGACAGCGACCGCAGCGGTGACGACCAACGGCGTGGACGACTTCGAGGTCGTCTACGTGAAGGACCACGCCTTCTGGAACGACGGCACGAGCGGGACTCGGTTCTTCCCGATGGCGCCCTTCGTGATGGGGGCCGTGCTGTGCAGCCAGCCGCAACAGTCTCCGCTCAACAGCGGCATCCAGAGCATCGTCGGAACGTACCGCGATGTCTCCTCGGGAGCCCCGGCTGCGTACTCGAACACGGAGATCGGCCAGTGCCAGCAGGGACGCATCACGCTCATCGCGAAGCCCTGCCCCGGCGGCGTCTACGAGGGCTTCAACACCGCGGTCAACTCCTCGAGCAATCCCGTCATCTCCCCCATCGAGTACGGGACGCTGACAAACTACATCGCGAAGTCTCTCGCGCAGGCCATGGGCAAGTACGTCGGGCAAAACCAATCGCCCATTGACCCACAGGACCCGACTCGGCAAGCGGTCGAAGCCGAGATGAACAACTTCTTCACCCGGCTCACCTTGAGCAAGACCATCGCCGCCGGCTACGCGCTGTGCGACTTGAGCGTCAACACGGCCGCGACCATCGCTGCGCACTACCTCTTCGCCATCGGGCAGGCGACCTACTTCTCGAGCATCTGGTTCTTCCTGCTCGCTTTCACGGGCGGCACGACGGTCCAGGTCCGCGTGAACCAGGGCGCTTCGGTTTAAGGAGGATTGAATGGCGACGTCGTACACGCTTTTTCCTAACGATTTTAATATCGGAAAAGACGCCACCGGGCGCCTCTTCGACGACCAAGGCAACTCGCGCAACCTGGCTCAGATCGGGCACGTCCTGTCCATGGGCGTCGAGCTGCACGAGACCGTCGTCCGCTCGAAGCCGATTTCGAACGGGGGACTCGTTCTCTACGAGACCATCTGGGAAGGCTGCGAGCTGCACTTCCGATTCACGCGCGCGCGAGGCAACGTCGAGTTCATCGCGATGCAGGCCATGGCGAACTTCTTCGCATTGGATTTGAGACCCAACTTCGCGTTCCTCTGGAACGTCCTCAACCGTGACGGCTCCATCGACAAGTTCCAAGCGTCAGGATTGAAACTTCAAAGACCGAACCTCGGCACGTTCAGTGCCGAGAAGGACGTCGAGCAGGAGCTGCGATTCGTCGGTCAGACAGCACAGTGGACCGGCCCGAACCAGCCGCCTCTCGGCGCGTCCCCGTTGAGCTTCTAAGAAAAGGGCAGGTGCATTCATGGCTGAGATCACCAAGGTCCCGGTGTTCACCGCGGAGGAAGCCCTCACCGCGGGGCTCGTAAAGGATACGGGACCCGCTCAGCTCCCCCAACCTGTCGCGGACCCGACCGACCCCACCCCCAAGAAGATCCCACGGGGGTTCGTGCGCGTGCGGGGCATCACCGACACCGAGGCCGAGGTCACGCTCAACGACGGACGGAAGGTGCTCCTCAAGAGCCCAAACGCCGCGACGCAGTTCATCACGAGCCGAATCCTGACCAAGGTGATGCCGGAGCCACCTGCGAGCGGCTACCCGGAGAACCTCACGTGGAACATCAAGGCACTGATGTACGTCGACTCGATTGACGGCAAGAAGGTCGTCCGGCCCACCGACGGCGTCGAGGCGCAGGACTTAATGAATCAGCTCGGTGACGAGGGGATGGATGCCGTGTCGACGGCCTACTTCCGCCACTTCGTAGCGCGGGAGATAGACCTCCCTTTGTAAGAAAGGTGACCGAGGACCACGAGTTCTCCGTCACCGTGACCTGTTCCAGGTACGGCATGGGCAGCTTCGCTGAGTGCCTCACTCGACCCTTCAACGAACGGCTGGCGTACTTCTTCTCGATCGCGCAGCAGGAAGGCTACGAGGTAGACTGGCAGACAGGACGCATCTCCCGTCCGGAGCGCAGACCGTGACTGCTGACGAGCTGGCGACATTGTTCGAGGACCGAGCGGCATCGTTCCATTCTCGTATGGACGCAGCAGCCGAGGAGATTGCCAAGGACGTCGAGATGCGGGCGATGCTCAAGATGGGCCAGTACCAACCGGGCTGGGCTGAACTCGCAGACTCGACGAAGCGCAGGCGCGTCTCTGAAGGGTGGACCGAGAACGAGCCCTTGCTCGAGTCGAACCGGCTTCGGGAGTCCATCCAGCACACTCGCGTGTCGTATCGGGACCGGGTCGACGTTTTCATCGGCTCAAATTCGGTCTACGCGCGAAGACAGGAGCTGGGGTTCGGACCCACACCTCCCCGGCCCTACCTGGCCCCCGCGCTGGTCGAAACGATGCCCGACGTCGGCAAGCGGGTCGAGCAACTCGTCAAGGACCTCTTCACGGCGGACTGGACCTAGATGGCCACGGTCTACGAGGTCGACGTACGGGTAGGACTCAGCGACGCCGTCTCGGCGGGGCTGAACTCCATCTCCGGCGCTCTGCACAACATCGGGACTTCGCAGCGCGAAGCGCAGAGCGCGATGCAGCAGATGCGCGAGGAGGGCCAGCAGATGCACCGGGCCTTCCAGGACATCTTCGTCGGGCACGTCATCTCCCAATGGGGGGAGAGCGGCCTGCGAGCAATCGGCGGGATGGTCCACGCCGCCGGGGACCTCGAGAGCGCAATGCTCTCCGTCGGGGCCGCGACGGGGATGGGCGCGGACCAACTGCGGCGGATGCGGGACTTCACCCAGCAGCTCGCCGGGACACACACCTTCAGCTCGACGCAGGCCGCGCTGATGGAGACCATCGTCGGCAAGACGACCTTCAAGGACCCCAAGCAGATTCAGTCCATCCTCGGCGCGCGGGGGGGCTTGGGCGACTTCGTCGACGTGATGGGACCAGGCGGGGCGAAGCTGATGGGCACCGAGGAAGCGGCTCGGCTCGGGATGCAGCTCGTCGACATCGTCGCAGGCGGTGGCAACACCGCGGGGGTGCCCGCAGCGCTGGACTCGTTCAGCCGCATGATTCAGTCCAGCGGCGGCACCTCGCCCGCGGAACTCTTGAATGCTTTCAAGACGATAGCCGGCACCGGCATGGCCATCGGGCAGGACCCAGCGCACCTGATGCAGATTGCCGCTTTGACGTCACTGCGCGGGCTCGGGACGAGGATTCCAACAGCGCTGCGAAACGACCTTCTCACCGTCGAACTCGCGCGGCACGGGGGCTTGTCGAACACGCCGGCCAACCAGCGGAAGATGGCCTCGATGCGGAAGATGGGTCTGCTCGACGGGAGCGACGACATCTTCGACCAGCTCGGGAAGATCGAGACTTACCGCGCAGCGCACGGGGGCGGGGGATGCGGCCATTGCCGGCGCATTCGGGGACCGGCGCGGAGCCGACGCCATCCTGACCTTGACCTCCCCGCAGATGCAGTCGAGCACGCGACAACTGCGTGACCAGCAGTCCCCGACTGCCAAGCCTCTCCAAGGACCACGAGGACCGGATGGAATCGGTCAACGCTCAACTCGCCGTCTTCGACACGAACCTCACGAGCCTGAAAGCGAACATGGGAGACGCCATCAAGTTCATGGCACTCCCTGGCGTGAAGGCCGGCGCGAGCGTCACGGCAGCGCTCGCGAACCTGGCAGGGAAGCACCCGAACCTGACCGCGGCGGGCGTCGGCGGTGGAGGAGTGCTCGGCCTCGGAGCCTTAGGACTCGGCAAGCTCCTGGAACTACGCGGGTTTCTGACGCTCATCAAGAGCATGAAGAATGGGGGCATCCCTGTCTTCGTCGTCAACTCCGCAAGCGCTGGAATCGGGGGCATCAACTCCACGCTCGGCGGCGGGGCCGGGGGTGTCGCAAAGACCATCGGGGCCGCGAGCGTATTCCTCGGCACGGCTGGGGCGATGTACGAGCTGATCACCAAGCGCGAGGAACTCCGCGACTTGAACGCTGCGAACGAGCAAAAGGCGAAGGACAACGCCACGCTACACGCTCAGGCACTCGCAGCCTTGCATGGGGCGACGAAGAACCTGAACGAGTCCCACAAGAGCCTCGAGCGGACCGTCAAACACGCGGGCGGACGAGCAGCGCGGGCGGTCCATCAGGCGGCGAGCGCGAGTGTCGGGGCCTCGGGAATGCCGAGCAGCTTCTCGAACGGTTCCGTCGGACCCGGCACGGGCGGGTGGAACTAAATGGGCCTCACGCTCCCGACCGGCACCCCGAAGGGGGTCTTGGAGTTCTCGCTCCGAAACTCGCAGGCGTCCTTCATCTTTCTCGCCTTCGAAGTCCCGAGTCACCTCGACAGTCTCGGCGTCGACGAGATCTCCGTCATGCACCAGTTCCCCGGTGGCCGGCGCGTCATTCAGACCTTCGGCGAAGTCCCGCCGAAGGAAATCCGATGGGACGGGATCATCTTCGGGCCGGACTCGTTTTCGCGGGTCGAGCAACTAAGGGGAATGGTCAGCAGCAACACCTGCACGCTGACCTACGGGCCGTACAGATTCCAAGGCATCCTCAAGAGCGTTCTCCCGAAGCCCGGCTATGAAGGGCAGATTCCCTACAGCGCACTGTTCGAGCCGACGGTCGAGTTGTCAACGACAGCACTTCCGTCACTGAGCGCGGGACCTGTAACACAGCTTCAAGCAATCCTCACGGCGATAGGACAGACGCAAGACGCCGTCGCGCAGATGCAAGAGACCGTCTCGGGGTACACGACGCAGGCAGCAGTAGCCGCGGCGTACATGGTCTCGCTCGGGGTCGCCATCCAGGACACAGTGCAGAACATCGACACTGGAAACCCGACCGCCTCCATCACCGAGCTAGCGTTCAACAACGCGGCGCTGTTCACCTATCTCGGCTCGACGACGAACCAGGACAATGCCCAGCTCGCCATTGCGCTGTGGATTCAGTCCAACGCGCTCCTGACCGCGCTGAGCTTCATCGCGCCCACGAACACGCTGTACCTGACCATCGACTCGCCGAACCTCTTCACGCTCGCCGCTACCTACTACGGCGACCCCGGACAGTGGACTCAGATTTCCAGCGACAACGGCAACCTCCCCATCTTCAATCAAGGGACGATGACCCTCGCCATTCGAGTCTAATATGGGCGCGCCCGTCATCGTCCTCACTGACCCTCGGCAGGGACTCGCCCCCTACGCGCAGTTCGCGGGCACGCGCATCGTCAAGACGGCAAAGCCGCTGCCGCAGGTAAAGCTCCACAACATCACAAGTCTCTCCGTGAACCGCAGCTCCTTCGGGGCCATCGGGACCGCGCGGATCGGAATGAGCATCGCGGACAACCCAATCCTTGCGACCGGGAACGCGACAGCGACTCGGCGCGGCTCGGTGCTCGTGAAGATTTTCGGCGGGTTCAACCTCGACACCGCCGGGAACCCCACCGAGAACGCCGTCATCTTCACCGGCATCTACGACTACGGAGACTACGGGTTCCACGACGACTCGTTCGAGATGAACTTCCGAGACAACGGATCGGTGTGCCAGGAGCGCACAGTCCAACCCCGCGCGGTGTCGACAGAAACTTCGGTTCACAACTACATCTCGCAGCTCGCCGCGGAAGCAAATTTGAGTGTCGGCTACGTCTCGCCAACGCTCGGACAGGACGGCGTCACACCATTGAAGGTCGGCTCTTTCTTCTCCGGCAGCCACTCACTTTTGAAAGCGAAGCACACGGTGTGGGGCACGCTGGAACACCTAGCCAAGGTCTCGGGGAACGTCGTCTACTTCACCACGGACGGCAAACTGTACTTCGGGCCGCGGGGAACTCGATTCGCAACAGGCTACCCAAACCCCCCTGTGCGAAAGCAATTCGTCTTCAGCCTCAACGGATACTCGAACTTCATCGAACTGACCTTGACGCACCAACCGGCACGGCACAGCGCCTTCGTGAACCAGGTCGCTTCTCACGACCGCTCGACGGGAATCTCCAAGCAGTACACGACGAGCTTCATCAACGGGAACCTCCTGAGCGACCTCGGACTCGGCGACCAGGACGTCATCTATCAAGGGAACACGACTGCCGAGATTCAGTCCCTGCTGAATCAGGGCTCGGGAACGAACGGGATTCCGGTCTACGACATCTACGTTGAAGGCAAACAGCAAGACGAGTGCTACGCACAATCTCTGGCGCAGACCCGAGAGACCGCGGCACAAGAACGCGTCCTGAAAGGAACAATGCTCGGGACCGTCGAGCTGGACGTCGGCGACCCAGTGGTCATCACCGGGACGGGTCATCCGCTGGTCGATGGTCGTCCCTTCACGACCGTCGGCGTACACTACGAGTTCGACCTCGAGCGCGGGTGGCTCCTTCACCCGACGTTCTGGGCCGAAGACGTCGGACTCGGGAGCCTCATCACAGCGCAATGAACGACCAGGACGCCATCGACCAAGTCGCGGTCTTCAAGATGATCGTCAAGGATGCGGGCAGCCGCATCCACGCTGCGTGGGGGTACGTCGCCAACTACGACCCCGCGACGAACCAAGTGCAGGTGACGCTGCCGAGCTACCAGCAAGGATGGGTCCCGAACAACGCGGCGCAGAACGCGCCGCTCGTCTCCCCTTGGATGCCGCTCGGGACTCCCTACGCCGGGAAGAGCTACGGGTTCGAGTGCTACCCAGACCTGAACGTTCCGTGCCTCGTGCTGGTCATCGACGAAGCTACTGGCTCGTCGCTGTCAGCCGTCCTATTCCACAACAACGCCTTTCCCGCCGTCGGGGGGCTCCAACAGGGTGAGTGCCAGCTCGTCTCCAAAGCGGGGAAGTCCCTCAAGTTCACCGCGGGGGGCCAGACCGTCTTCAACGGCGGCTCAACCCCGGTGGCCGTCGAGGGAAGCGCGGTAGACCTGACTGCCCTGGTCAATGCCGTTAACGCCGCCTGCTCAGGGGTGACGGGGTACAATCCAATAGTGGTTGTGCCGACCTCCACGGTCAAAACAGGGCAAGGGGCTCAGGACATCCTGATGCCCTCCGCGGGAGGAAGCTAGGATGCCGAGTCTATCTCTCGAGTACGGCACTGGCTTCATCGGCAACGCCAACGGCGGCATCGCCATCGCAACCGGCTGGGACGAGACTCGGCAGCACCTGGAAAGGATTGCCTTCACCGTCGCGAAGGGGGTCCTGCCGAGCGGGATTCAGGTCCCCCCGGAGTACATCGGCAACCCAACCTTCGGCCTCTCCTTGCGGCTCATGGTCGGGCAACTCCTCGCAGGCCAAGCAGCTCAGCAACTCGCGGCGTCCATCAAGTCCGCGGCATCTTCCGCGCCGGGCACGAATCCCAACCAGCCCCCTGACGTCGTGATTGCGCAAACGGGCAACACCTTTCAGGTCACAGTGACTGTCTACCTTTCGGGTGGGCAACAGGGCAGACTGACCTACCAGGTATCCTAACCCTATGTCCGTCCCGACCTTCCCAACCGTCGCACAGCTCGAGACACTGTTCGTTCAGACCTACGTCGCGACGCTCGACCCCGGGTTCGGCGCGACCGTCGCCAACATCCCGCAATCAGATGCGATTTGGGCGCTGGCGTTCGCCTCGGCAGCGCTCGGGGTCCAACAGCAGAAGAACATCACCGACCTCTACACCTTCTCGCGGGCCTCGACGGCGACCGGACAGAACCTCGACTCGTGGTTCGCGGACTTCGGGTTCCAGCGCTTCCAGGGCTCGGAAGCTCAAGCGACCGTCACCATCCCAACCTCGAACGGACAGAACACAGGAACGGCAATCCCCATCCCGGCGGGGACTCCGATTAGTACGCAGCCCATCATCTTGTCGCCCAGCACGGTGCCGAGCATCTACAGCTTCACGACCGTGAGCCTTGCGACCATCGCGGCTGGGACCTCGAGCATCACCGTCGGGATCGAGGCCACCGCGGTCGGCTCGAGCTACAACAACATCCCGAGCAACACCCCCTTGTCGCTCGGCACGGCAATTCCAGGAGTGGGAGTGCCAACCTTCCTCACGGCTCCAACGCTCGGAGCGAACGAGGCGTCGGACGCACTCGCGAGGCAGGAGTTCATCGGCTACATCACGAGCCTTCAGGAGGGCACGCTCGCCGCGGTCATCGCCGCAGTCCAAGACGCTTCTGGCTTGCAGAACGGCGTGAACCTCACGGTCTACGACTACGCGACGGCACCAACCAAGGCGGCACCGGGGCAGGTCATTGCGGCCTTCATCGAGTCGGGCAAGAGCGGACAGTACGTTGCCTCTCCTTCCGTCGACCCAATCGCGCAAGAAATTCTGCTCGCGATGCAGAACTCCGTCGCCTTCGGAATGACGCCAATCGTCTGGTACGCAACGCAGTACGCCATCAGCGCGTTCTCGATTCCGCTGTGGAGCTACAGTGCGAGCGGCATCACCGCGGCGGGAATCACGGCCGTGCAGCTCCAAGGGCTCATGCTCGCGGAGCTTCAGACACTGTTTCCGTCCGGCGGGACAGCGCTCGGAATTTCCGTACCGTTCAGCCAAATTGTCCGGGCCTTGCTCGACATCTCCGTCACCAACGCGAGCGGCAACACAGTCACGGGACTCGTCTCGGACGTCTACCTTCCGTCAGTCTCCGTCACGACCGCCGGCGGGACCTTCCTCGGCTCGACCAACGACTCGGTCCAGGGCGGCACGCCAGGCTTGCTCGACCCCTACGGCTACCTCTCGATGGCACTGACGGTAGCCCCGTTCTTCGGCGTCCCAACACAGACCGCCTAACCCCATGGGCGACCCGGTAACGCTAGGCTTCGGCGGCACTGCCTCCCCGGCACCGCCCCAGGTAACCCCACCCGCTGAAATCGCGGCACCGACTCCGAGCGGGGTCCCGACCGGCGTGTCCTTCGCGACAATGTGGACCTGGTTTCTCCTGTGCTTCCCGCCGAGCTGGATCGCGAACGCCTTCCTGAACTCAGACGGGTCCACCGGCACCTTCACGGAGGCACTGTTCGCCGCCATCGTGAATCTGATGACCGCCCCGGGGGACTGGGCCATCGACGAGTCGAACGGGGCAACCTATCCCGCGACCGTCACCTCCGGCGGCGTGCCGGTGACCTTGAACTTCCCGACCGGCTCGAAGCTTCAAAGTCAGATGCGGCTCAAGTCGATGACGGGCAACGCATTGGACCTCGCGGCTCAGGACTTCTACGGACTCAAGCTCCCGCGGCTGCCCTCCGAGAGCGACTCGAGCTACCGCGCGCGAATCATCGCAGGCCTCTTCAATGACGGAATCACGCGGCCAAACATCTACGCTTTCCTCACTAATTACACGGGGATAGCTCCTCACCTCATCGACCCGGACAACCCCCACGACGTCGGCGGGTACAGCGCGGCGACGAACATCGCAGGCATCACGAGCATTGGAGGGAAGAAGTGCTTCCCTTCCATGGACCTCGAGGTAGACGCGGTCGGACCAAGCACGGGGCCGAACTACGGGGGGCTCCACAACATCATCACCTGCCCGCCGTGCTTCTACGGGACCGACGTCGGTAGGGCTCAGTTCCGCTACGCGAACCCGAACGGCTTCACCTCTCCGCCCGGGGTCTACCACTACCCCCCCAACGGAGCCCTCTTCTACAACGGCTGGCAGGGGGGCTTCGCGTACCAAGTCTTGATCGTCACGACCTACCCTCAAGGCTTCGGGGCACAGGGCAACGCGGCCATCGGGTACATGACCATCACCGGCTCGCTCGGCGGCATTCCCTTCACTGGGGCGACCATCAACACGGGGCCCCCTCAGACTTACACGAACGTATCCGGGGGCGGCTACGTGAAGGTGTCGAACACTGTCTCGGTCGTTGGAGGGAAGTCGGTCTTCTCCACCGTCACAGGGGGGGACCCGAACAGTGCGTTCTTCAACCCTCGGGGGCTCATGCCCGCTGACCTCGCGGCGGGGCGTGCACTGGTCTTGCAAGCAGTAGACCGCCTGCGGGCAACCGGTATGACATACTGGGTCGAGACGGAGTCGGCACTGGCGTTGGCGGCAGCAGGGTACTCAAGTTAGAAGGGAAACCAATGGACCGCTCAACCGTATGGACCGGCGAAGTTCCGCGCACGTACGACATCCTCAAGGGGATGACGCGGATCGAACTCGCTCAGTGCTTCATGTTCAGCGACGTAGTCGGTGGGGCGATATCGCTGAGCGCTGGACAGTGGTTCTCCAACGGACTCGGCATCGGAGTCCTATCCAATGACTTCGGCGGCCAAACCGCCTTTATGAAGACCAACAGCGCCGCAGGCTTCAACGGCGTGTTTTTTGTTGGGGGCTTCCACTTTCAGCTACCAGCCTCGATGCAGTTCAACTGCGATGCCGGAACGATCTACATCGCCCCCCCAGGCGGCATCGACACCGTCTCAGCAGTCCCCGGGGGGTCGCTTACCCCCGCTGTCTCGCTCCTCGGCGCTCCTTTAGGGGCCACCAACTTCGGTGACCTCGCCACGCCCAACACCACCACCGCACCGATCCAGTGCATCGTCCAACCGACCAACCTGACCGGATTTGTGGCTCCCGGCGTTGGATTGTTCAACGCCTACATCATCGAGGCAGTGCCGTACCAGCAAGACCAGACTGACACCGACGACCCCAACTACAGCACCAGTGGCGGGTCGATCACGAACAGCGGCATCCTTCCCTTCTACAATTCCGCGTCCCCCACGACCCCCCTGGCGGGACCGGGCGGCGCCACTCCCCCGACAAGCTCGCAGACCGACCGACGCGCGTTCGGCACCTTGCAAGTCTGCACGACCCCAGCCCTCAACCAGGCCACGGCCGCCGCGGCTGCCGCCGCGGTGACGGCTGACGCCCACACCATTCCCCTCTTCCTCGTCATCACGCAGCACGGGGACACACAGCTCACCAACAACCAAATCGTCGCCAACGGCCACGGCGTGTGGGCCATCGGACTCGGCCTCTGCCCGGCGATGACCAGCGCGTTCACGGGCGGCACGTATGCGGCCCCGTTCATTCGCGGGCACTTCAATCAGCACCACCTGGGCCAGCCCGGCTCGGCACCTCAGATCGACGGCTCGGTGGAGTGGAAGCCCCTTGCGGAAGTCCCCAACAACAACCAGGGGTTCGCGCTCTTCAGCTACCTGCGCAGCGGAGAAGCGGCCCCAGCGCTGAGCACTGCCGGAGCGGCAACGCCCATCACCGGGGGCAGCGGGGGCGGGGTCGTACTCGGAACGGTCGGAGGCGTCGGCACTGCCAGTGACACAAGCGGGCAGCTCGTCGTCACGCTTCAGACCATCGCCAGCACCTGGGCCAGTGGCTCGAATCTGATTGCCACACTCACGACCGCTTGTGGACGCTCACCAACCGCGATCATCCTGTCTTGGATCGGCAGCGCCGGTGCCCAGTTCAACTATGTAGCCATTGGGTCGCAAGCGAGCTTCCAACTCTCTGCGACAGTCACCGCAACGGGCGTCTTTAAGATTTGGCTGGTGAATCAAACCAACGCTGGCATCGCGTCCGGCGCCAACGGCTCGCTCACGCTCAGCTACGTTTGCCTATACTAAAGGAGGTCCCAATGGACATGAACACGGTTCAGACTTGGCTGACGTACGGGAGCGCTCTCGTAGTCCTCCTGCTCGCCATCACCCCACTGATTCAGAAGTTCGTCGACCTGTTCCCGGACCACCAAGAAGCTGACACGGTCTTTGGAGCGCTCCTCCGGGGACTCGAGATCATCAGCGGAATCCTCGCGACGCGGACCCAGAAAAAGTTTCAGGTTCGCTACCGGCCCCCGCCTGACAAGATCCTACCCCCCGACGAGCCGGCACCAGGCCGCGCGGCACTGGCACCGGCACCGGCACCGGCACCCCGTGTTCAAGGCTGGCCCCCTCCAGGCGGATTCAGCGACCTGCGGATGGTCCAACTGCTGTTCGGGCTCACAGCGCTCGGGCTCGCAGCGGGCTTCTTGCTCCCCGGCTGCGCGGGGGTCGCTTGGGGCTCACCTGTCTTCACCGCAGGGCCTACCGTCTCCCCCATCGAAGAGATCACGCTCAAGACCTCGCAGACCGCAACCACCGCGGGCTTCAGTGAGTGCGTGGGCCTCGGACAGTTCGATGCCTTCGGCAAGAACTGGGACAGCCTGGACCTGTGTGCCGTCGAGGTCGGGGGCATCGTCAACACGGCGGGGACTCCGGGCGTTCTTCAGCTCGGTCCCGAGATCGGCACCTTCAACAACATCATCGGCGCGGGGTTCCTCTTCACCCCCTACACCGCCGACGGCCAAGGGTTCTTCCAGGGCGGCGGGCCCGGGTTTGCAGTCGCAGGGATGTTTAACATCACAGCCATCACCGCCTGGCTCGCCCCGGCAGCGGAGAGCGACAAGATGAAACTCACTCCGCGGCTCCCCCGCGGCGGCTTAGGAGGCAACTGATGGGCTACCTGATTTCGCTGCTCGTCTTCGTCGTCTTTCTCTGCATCGTGTTCTGGCTCGTGAACATGTTCCTCGGGTCCATTCCCAACAAGCCACCGTTCCTCCAACCGGCAATCATCGCCATCATCGCCATCATCGCGCTCATCTGGCTCTTCGGCGGCTGGGCACCGTGGATGCACGAGGGCTTCGGGGGCGGGTGGGGCCACGAAGGCTACCGGCGATGAACGAGCAACCCCCCGCGTGCCGCTACTGCCGCGTGACGATGGTCGAGGAGCACCGTGAAAAAAAGAGCCCCCAAGCACCCTACGACATCGTCACCTACAAGTGCCCGAGCTGCGGTTTCGTCAAAAGCGAAACCGTTTCCACCTGAACCCGAGAAGCGCGGAAGACAGAAGCGGCACCACTGGCGCCTCTGGCTCGTTGTCACCTTGCACAAAAAGGGCCACCGAAAGAAGATTCACCGCATCGAACTCACCTCCGGAAAGGAAGTCAAAATGAATCCCGTCACCGTCTCCGTTGGACATGAAGTGAATTGCGCACTGGTCTTCCTCGACCAGAACGGCAACCCGATGCTCACCCCGGTCACCCCGGACTCGGCTCCGACCTGGACCGACACCCCGTCGCCGACCGGCGCGTTCACGCTGACTCAGAACGGCGTGACGGCAACGGACGTTGCGAACGGTGTCGGCACCGACACCATTGCGGTTGTGCTCAGCGTCGACGGGAAGGTCTTCAGCGCTTCGGTGCCGGTCACGTGCGCCGCGGCACCGCAGGTCTTGACCTCCGTTGAAATTGCCACCACCGTCGTCTGATGATCAAGCTCCACCGCGCCGTCGATGGCCTCGAGCGGAACTTCACGCCCGGGGCCATCAGCGACGTCGGAGAGGAACCGGCAGGACAATGCCTGGTCTGGCTCACGGACGGCACGACCTTCCAACCCGCTGAATCTGTTGAAGAAGTCGTCAAACTCTTGGACGCAGCCGCAGAAACGAGGGAAAAATGAGCTTCAAGCTTGGACGCAAGAGACCCCCCAACGGCAGGGCGAAGCTTCGGTTCGCGGACTACATCCAGCCATCTTTGCCTCCCCCGCCACCGAGCTGTGACTACACCGGACCAGCAACGGCCGTACTCGGTCAGATGTTCTTGAACGACCAGCTCGGGGACTGTGTCATCGCAGCGGGGGCACACCTCGTCGGACTCGAGACCTCGAACGCGGGCGATGCGTTCGTCTACAGCGACGCTCAAGTCCTCGCGGACTACGAGGCCATCGGCGGCTACAACCCGAACGACCCCAGCACGGACCAGGGCTGCGACGAGCAGACAGCCTTCCAGTACTGGCAGCGGACCGGGTTCGCGGACGGGACCTTGCTCGACAAGTACCTCGGGCTCGACGCGACCAACCCGACTCAGATTCAGCAGGCGATGTACCTCTTCGAGAACCTCTTCTTCGGAGTCGAGCTTCCCGATGCGTGGGTCACCCCATTTCCGAGTAGCTCAGGGTTCGTGTGGGACACAGGGACTCCCAACCAGAACAACGGACATGCCTTCCTCGGGGTCGGCTACAACACCCAAGGCGTTCAGATCGACTCGTGGGGGCTCAAGGGCACGGTGACGTGGGCTGCCATCACGACGCTTTGCGGCCCGAGCGGCGGGGGGCAGCTCTACGCGCTCCTGACTCCGGACCAGATTCCCAAAGCGACGCAGCGGGCTCCGAACGGGCTCGACTGGGCCACGCTGCAATCGGACTTCGACGCGCTTGACCCGCGGGGTGGATTGACCAAGAAATAGGGGATGATCGAGCGTCGCCGCAGCGAAGACCCCCGAAGCAGTGCGATACCGACCGGGATCCACACCATTTGGGGCACGGTGAACTCGACGACGATCATCCTCGCCGTCATCGGGCTCATCGGCACTTGGATGACGACCAAGAGCAACGGCTCGAACCTGGACGAGAGCTACTCGAAGACCGCCGATGCGGTGAATCACCTCCAGCGCCAGGTGACTCGGCTCGACGAGGAAGTGGCTCGGTGCGAAGAGCGTGATGGACTCTCGCCGCGTGAGGGACGTGAAGGGCACACTTCAACCAGGTACGACACAGTGGCAGGAGCGGGCATAACCCCCCGCGTCGCGGCACCACGCGAAGCGGCACCCGCGATGCCCGCGATGTCGGCCACACTCCCCGCTGAAGTCTCCGTGTCTCCGTCGGACGGGGGAAACCTGTTACCATCCACACTCAAAGACGCTGTGAAGAAATGAGGACTCGAATGAAGAACCTCTGGACTCGGGCTCAGCTCATGCTCGTGATGCTCATCGCGATTTTCAGCTGCAACAATTGGGACGACGCCGGCACCATTCTCAACGACGGCGGCACTAGTCTCGCGTTCAACGACGACGCGGGCGTCCACCACAAGCTCGGCGCCTCTAACCCCGGCGGTCAGAGCTTCGTCCCCGGCGGTCAGGCCGGTGCGACGATCGTCGGTGGCTTCGGACCAACCGCCGCAGGGCAAACGAACCTCTACACCCCATACCCGAACGCCATCTTCGTCGACGGCAACGGCAACCAGGGCACGAGCTTCCTCGGGCCTACGTGGGGCTTCGCGAGCACTTTGAATACGTCCAATCAGAACTTCCAGCTCGACGGCGGCGGCAGGTATCGCGTCTGGTGCCCAACGGCGGGTGCGTGGATCGGCTACGCGACGACCGTCTTCACCGACGGCGGCACCGCGTGGGACGGAGGTCCGGTTGCCCTCACACCCGGCTACGCCTATTGGGATGCGGGACTCGTCGACGCCGGCTACCAAGGCCCCGTCACTTGCCCGACGTGCTGGACCGATGGCGGAACGTGGTGGGACGGAGGGCCTGTCGCACTGACGCCGGGGTACGCTTACTGGGACGGCGGCTGGGCGGATGCGGGCATTGGAGCTGCGGCACCCGCATTGCCGCTCAGTGCGAACCCGGAAATCTGGAACCTCGGCGCTGGACCAGGCTCGGTCATCCTCGAGATCTACAGCACGGCCAGCGAGACTTGCTACTTCACGAACCTCCAGTGGGCATTGCGGTGAAGTGAGATGCGGCACCTTCTACTGCTCGTCGGACTAACCTCCGGTCTCACTGCGGCACCAGGCGAGCACAAGCTCGGTAGCGTCAACGTACCAGGAGGGGGCGGGGGCGGGCCCGCTACTAGTGTTTTCTCACCAGATTCGGGAAATCTCCTCATTTTGAACCCGACGCAGCCATTCTACGGCGCGACGGGACCAACGCTCTGCGACGGCGGTAATCAGTACTGCGGCCCCGGCTCAGCATACACGATGCTCGGCAAAGATCTCGTACTACACGGCGACTCGCAGATCGTCATGTGCAACACAAACAACTGGGATGCCTACCCGCAGGACGGCGGCTACTGTTTCGACCTATACATGAGCCACGCTCTCGGCCCCGCCCTAGGGAACCTAGAGTTCAATTTCAATAGGGAGACGCAGATCGGGGCGGCCACAGCTTGCCAGATGGACCTAATTAACGGCAATTTAAGCTGCGTTGGCAGCCTATCTGCCCCCGACCTGTCGGGTGGCCGTATTGACATCACAGCGACCACCCCGGCAGCTAACGACTACGTTTTGCAATCAGGACCAGATCCCAAGGATGCCGGAGTGCCTGCGCTATTCTTTAGCACCAACAGCAGTAGCTACTACCCCACTAATTTCTACTGGTCGACCGTCAACGGGTATGGCTCGGCGTACGCATTCCTGAACATGTTCTGGGATGAGGTTCTGACCTGGGTGTCGATCCCGCCGATCCAAGGAATTCTCATCGTCGACGCCGGAATAATGGGGCCGCTTCAAATGACGAATACGATTACTGCGCAAGGCATCACTGCGACAGGCATCTTCTCGGGCGGCGTAGGTGGCGCGGGAACGAACGACTACGGATGGTGCCTGGCCCAGCAGTCGAATGGAGCGACCACCTACGATCTAGCCTACGGAGCTTGCGTCAATGGCTCCCTCGTGGACGGCGGGCAGTTAGCCAACCTGAATAACAAAGTGTTGAGCACGGATCGCAACAATACAAACCTGTACGCAGACGGAGGAATAACCTTCACGGCCACGAACGGGGAAATTGACACGTTTTCACAGGGCAGCGAGGTGTCGAGGGCAGGGTATTTTTTGGGTAATAACTACTACCAGTATTGGCTTAATGGACTGAGCGTTGGCTCGTCCGTGGCAAACTCGTCTCTCATCAAGAACATCGGGCTTGGAACCTGCGCGCTATCGACCGCGACCTGCAACACCCCGGTTCCTGGAGCCACCGGCGGCAGCAACTGCACCGTTGGCCTCGTGAGTCCGACTCCACTGACCACTGGCATGTGTACCTACGTACCAGATGCCGGCTCCGCGTCGATATACTGCCCATCATCGACCACCGGGACGGTCACGATCCACTGCTTCAACTAGACCATGCTCCTACTCCCGCTCAATCCGACGACAGTGAACCTGACGGCAGTGGCGCCGGTGGGACTCAGTCCTGCAAGCGCTACGGTGCGGGTCTTCTCCATCGTCAGCGGGAGTGAAGTCAACTCGCTCGCAGCCACCGCGCTCGTCAATGTCTACGACACTGTCTGGCGCTTCCTCTGGTCTCCGGGCAGCCTCGGTGTCGGGAACTACATCGCCTACTACCGCTTCCTCGACGGCGGCTCAAACCTGCTCGCCGCTGCCACTGATGACTTGGTGGTCAGCTACGAGCTGACGTTGCTTCGACAGGTGGCGACCAACCGGGTGAAATTGAGCACCAGCTCCATCCAGCAGACCTGGTACGCGGACGACCAGGTGACTACGATCATTACGAAGAACTGCCTGGACAACAACGGAAACCCGAGCGCGACGAATGTGTTCGAAGAGCATCCGTGAGGCATAGAGGTCCACGATGAAGACCCTGAAGACCCCGATGAAGAGGAACCCCTTTTCTAGACTACTGGAGATTCGCATGGTTTCGGAGAATATGGAGAAAGAGGACTCAGCCGCCGAGAAAGAGGACACCACCCGTGTTCAGCCCAAAACCGACCCACTTCCAGGAGCTGAAGAATCTAATGCTGGGCCAGACGGGTGGCGACGAGACGCACGCCGCGCGGTTGACGCTTACCTGGGGGATCCTGTGGTCGCTCGACACCGGGACGACGGTGGAGATGCTCCTGGATCTGGTCGCTCTTCTGCAATTCGAACTCAATCTTCGAAGGCTCGTTACGGCTGAAGGGGAGCTGAAGAATGGCAAGTAACTCGGACATTCTCGCCACGCTGAACCCCATCGCGCAGTCAGTCGCGACGGACTTCCTTTCGGCGTACCCCGACGCGGTCTTGACCTCCGGCAAGCGGGACCTCCTGGGACAGTGCAGCGCGATGGCCAGCAACGTTGCGGTGAATCGACGGTGGATTGCCGAGACGTATGTCTCGAGCGACGCTTCCATTGCGGCACAGGCCTGGGTCGACCAGAACCCGACCGTGACCACGGTCATGGCCATTTCGAGCGGGCTCTACTCGGTGCTGCAACCGCTCACCCCGGACCAGCTCGACCATCTCTCGTGGCATTTGGCGGGGGATGCATTCGACGCAGCCCCCGTGCAGGACCCCGGACAGGCCGCGTGCGCTCGGGAGCTTGTCGGGGCTCGAATCCTCGCGGGTGGTGCAGGGAAGGTTCTGACTAACGAGGGGGGCATCGCGAAGCTTCACGTGCAGGTCTGTTAAAGTAGCTGGATGCAGTGGCCCCCATCGCTCGCTGACGTCCTCGCCGCTGGGGTGCTCCTCGGGACAGCGTTCCTCAACATCATCCACAGCTACATGGCCCGGCGAAGGATGTTCGCGCTCCAGCGAAGGACTCGACAGGAGCTGAAGGTCCACCGAGCCAAGATCAACGTCCTCATCGGCATCGCCGAGGGTCAGGGATACATCCGCAAGACGCAGGGCACAGCCGATCCGATCCAACCCCCCGAAGATGACGACGACGATTGACGCTAGATGCTGCGGCTCCTGGTCCTGATCGCTACGGTCCCAGACCTGCCACATTGACGGCGGACTCCCGGACCCCGGGTGCACCCCGGGCGAAGTCACGAATGTGCCCTTGAAGACGCTGTGCCATTCCCCCGCGGAGGAACACGCCACCGAGAAGATGAAGTTCCTCGTCACGCAGCTCTACGCGACTCGGGAGGGGGAGCAGGTGGAGATCGATCACCTGGTCCCGCTCAATCTGGGAGGCGCGAACACGCTCATCAATCTATGGCCGCAACCGGCTGAGCCTACGCCGGGGTACAAGGAGAAGAACGAGCTAGAGGACCTTCTCCACCGAATGGTCTGCCGCGGTCAGATGAATCTCGCCTACGCGCAGCACGAAATCGCTCGAGACTGGGTAGCGCTTTTCTACAAGCTGTTCCCGTTCGTGCCCTAGCCCTCATTGAGGATGCGCGAACACCATGCACGTGCCGTAGTAATTAGCGTCGCCCGCGTCACCGAAATTGCACCACACCCCGTCGCAGCAGGTCGTCACCAGAGTGCACTGATGACCCACCGGCTCGCATTGCGGAAGGTCATCGTCACCGACATCGCGCCTTGCAGGAATCGGCGCCAAAGAGGTTGCCGGGAGTGCAGGGGAATCACCAACCCCAACCGGCGCGGTGGTCGTACCAGGAGCCCCGCTTCTGCTTGACGGTGAATCCACGTCGAGAGTTCCTCCGTTCCCATTTGAACCTCCACAGGCAGTGAGAAGGACGGTCAGCGCGATGATCTTTTTCATGGTCGCAAGAGTAACTCAGTCGAATCTAGTTGTCAACTAGAGTTCGATGCGCTACAGTCGCCACGGGCGGACACAGGTGCAATGACGCACCGCGTCAGGCTTACGAAAGGTAAGGACCATGGCCGGAAACGGAATTCACTCGAAGGAGGAGATCGCGCAGATGGTGAAGCAGACCGAGGCTGCGGAGTTCATGCGGTCGATTCAGAAGGACGTCGAGCGACGCATCGGGGATGTCATCGTCGCGCTCCTCAAGAACACCGTCCCACAAATCGAGCTGGGGTTGCAGGTCCTGACGAACGTCCTCGTCTCGAACTGCGTGCTGCACAAGATCCCCCTGGAGAAGCTCCAGGACATCGTAGCGAGGACGTACGCGGTGACGCAGGCCTACGTCGATTCTGGGGCCACGCAGGGGGCTTCTGAGGGCACTCCTGAAGCCCCCAAGGACGTCACCGAGGCCCTCGCGGAGGGGGCACCGGAGGGGTTGCGGATCATCAAGCCGTAATTCCGCGGGCTGGCACAACACATTGTATACTGTAACAGTATTAAAAAAAACGATAAAATACATACGGTATTTTATTGATTTATTTCATATTGTTACAGTATACTTGTGTGGGAGAGCGGTCGGGAAAATTTCCCGTTCGGGGTTGACGAGATTCGATAAAAAGGTCATACCGGTTAGGCACTCAAAAGGGAGGACGGGTAAATGAACCTCGGTGATTTTGACTTTTTCCTTCTCGCACAAGGCTATTCGCGCGCTACACGCGTGAACTACTGCGCGTTCGTCCAGCGGATTCTCAAGACGGGGGGTGGCGCGGACGCCTGGAAGCTCGCGCAATACGCCGAGAGCCTCGCGCCCGCCAGTCGACGGCAGGCACGAGGGGCGTGGAAGCTCTACCGCGAGAGCCAGCCAGGCGGGGGGCCGCTCCCGGAATGGCCCGACGATACCCAGATTGTTAATGTTACAGCCGAAGGGCGTGAGTCGGTCGAGGTTCACCTACCCGTCCTGCGGGCCCTGTTCGAATTCAGCCGGCACATGGGGGTTCTGAACGACCTCGGCCAGTTGCTCGAGCTGCGGAAGGCCAGCTACGTCGACATCGGTGCCGGACCCTCCATCGTGCTCGACCGACAGAACCCCTACGACCACTACCGCCTGGACCCTGCCGGCTACCGCGCGTGGCGTGAGTTCGTTCGTGCCGCAGACCCCACGGACACGAAGCCGAAAGACGCACCGCTCGTCACCGTCTCGCGCGAGACGCTACTCGCCGGCTTCCAAGAGTTGAGCAACGCTCGGCGCAGCGCGTAGAGTTCCAAATCCATCCCCTTTCGACGCTCAAGAGTGCCCCGTGCTCAATGACGCAGCTGCGCTGGCCTTGGTACCCCCTGGTGGATTTCTCAAAGCATACGTCGACTACGCGGTTACGAGAACGGACGGTCCCGTCATCTTCCAGGTCGGTGCCGGCCTCGCACTGCTCGGCACCGTGGCCGGGCCGTCCCTGACCTACAACGGTTTCGGAAGGCAAGCTGCACCGACCAACCTCTACACGCTGCTCGTCGGTCGCACTGGCGACGCACGGAAGTCCACCGCCATCGAGATGGTCCAGGAGCTGCTCACGAGCGAGCTGTCAGCGCTGATTGGCCCTTCCCCCGGTAGTGACGAAGGACTCGTCGAGTCGCTCGCGACGCAACCGAACCAGCTCTTGCTCTACGACGAGTTCTCGCAGTTCCTGACCGCTACCGGGACGCAGAACTACCTTCGTGGGCTACGGCATCGCATCACGGCGGTCTACAACTGCGGTCCGTTGCAACGAAAGAGGGTCTCGAAGACAACCGCAGTGCCGTGGACCCGCTTGAACCTTCTCGGGGGGGCGACAATGGCCCACCTCGAGAACGGAACGACCGAAGAGGACTGGGAGGGCGGTTTTATGAACCGCTACATCATCCTCTTGGGAGAGCGAGAGAAGACCTACGCCGAGCTGCCCCCCCAGACCGTCGACCGCAGCACGGTCATCGCCCTCCTCCGCGAGCGGTACCTAGCCGGACAGGCTGCGGGGAACTGCGTGGGGAGGTCGAAGGACGCCAGGGAAGCCTACGGGGACTGGAAGGCATCGCTCGAGAAGGTCCTCGCGGGGAAGTTGAACGACCTCGAGCGGGCAATGCTCGCGCGGGTGTCGGTGCAGGTAGAGAAGATTTCGACACTGGTTGCTCACGACCTCGGTGCCAGCAGTGAAGCGCAATTCAAGGTCCCTGTAGAGGCAATGCTCCCGGCCTTGAAGATCGGGGAGTTGCTCATCGAAACGGCTCAGATTTTGGGGCAACGCATCGCGGTGAACGAGGCGATGCAGGACGAACGTCGAGTCAAAGACTCGCTCGTCGAGGGAGAGAAGGTCTCGCTGATGGTCCTCTTGAAGAGGCTGAACCGTTACACGAAGCGCCAGCTCGATGCGATTCTCGAGTCGCTCGAGGCCCGTGGAGAAGTCGTCAAGTCCGTGGACGGGGCGTCGCAGAAGTCCCTGTACTGCGCGGTGCCGGCAACGCAAGGCTCGATGTTCGACCCTTCAGAACTTTTGAGTTGACAACTAAACCGAGCCGTTGTAGGATGCACCCGAGCTGACCTAGACCACGAACGAGGCTAAGAATTGGACTTCACTGACATCCCCCGCAGCTACGTCGACGCCTGGTTGCTCCCGCGCGTGCTCGGTGACAGCGTCGCGATGCGAGCAATCGATGACCGAGCCATTCCCGGCACCGAAACGCGCCTCCCTTACAACGTCCTTCCACTTCTCCGCGACCCCCTCGCTTGCGGGATTCAACCAAGTCTAGTTGAGACTGGGGTTGACCCGAGCCGCATCGCGCGTATCCGCACTGACGTTGCGCCGCTGACAGAGTATCAAGAGAGTGCGCTGCAATTCGCTCTAACGAGGCGAGACGCATCCTTTTGGCACTGTGTCGGTAGTGGAAAGACCCGGACAGCCCTGACGTGGGGGCTCTTGACTGGGTCTCGAGTCCTCTACCTCACGAGAGCGATGGCCCGGCGGACAACCGAAGCCGAAGTCGCGAAGTGGACGACCGTGAAGTGCCAGGTCTGTCTTGGAACGAGACCGCTGGGGAGCGTGAAAAACCCAAACGGTACAGCAGCGGCGCTTGATATCGACGCAACCGTCTTCATTCTCGGCTACGAGACTGCGCCGCACTGGATGCGAACGTTCTTGAAAGCGATGGTCGGGAACAAGTGGAGCATCGTCATCGACGAGTCACATCACGTCAAAGGGTGGCGCCGAAAGAACGAGGAGCGCGGGGTGCCAGGCTCGATGAAGAATCGAGCCGGTGCCGTGAAGGAACTGTCTCTCGCGGCGCATCGCCGTTTAACGACCACCGGAACGCCAATTCGGAACCGAGTCAAAGACCTCTGGGCCGAGCTGGACCTCACCGAGCCGAATGCGTGGGGCTCGAGTTGGGACTTCAACATGCGGTACGCCGACGCGCGGCCGACCTCGTACGGGGGCTTGGACGCCAATGGCGAGTCCAACGTGGAGGAACTCCGAGCGAGGGTCGACACGGTCGTCCACCGAGTCAGCTACGAGGAAGTTCAGCGCGAGATGCCCGAGAAGGTCAGGACCGTCGTCAGGATTCCCGAGTCGGAACTCATCCCGATGGAGGACATCGACAAGTCCGTCTTGCCCACGTCGGGCATCGCAAGGCAAATCGCACTGTCAACGCTCCGCAAGACCAACGCAGTGGTCGACCTCGTTCGCGCAAGGGTCGGCGCGGCGGAAGACAAGCGCAAGGTCGCGGTCTTCACCTACCTCCGAAGGGACTGCGAAGCCATCGCGGAGGAGCTACGGCTCGACTCCACGCCTACGTTGACGGCGCACGGTGGAGTCAACGTCGAGAAACGAGACAAGATTCGAGCCCGGTTCATGACCGAGCCGGGTCCAATGGTCCTGGTCGGCACCGGTGATGCGTGGGGTGAAGCCGTCTCGCTCAATGACACTGACGTTGCAATCTTCAGCACCCTCCCTCTGACCCCCGGACAGCTCGAGCAGTACGAGGGACGCTTCCACCGGAAAGGTCAGACGAAGCGAGTCGAGATTGTCTACGTCGTCGGAGTCGGGACGGCGGATGAGCACATCGCGAACCTGCTCCTCTCGAAGCTCCCCGCGGTCGAGTCGCAAGTCTCCTTGGGGGGTGCCGAGTCGACCACGGCCGCGCTCGAGACGGCGATTGGAATGGGAGATGCTGAAATGCAAGACCGACTCATCGCGCTGATTCTAGGGGGTGCATTATGAAGACAGCGGCATCGTGGGTGCAAATCTGGCCGCGCACAACAGCACCTACTGCCTCGACGGTCCCGAGGAGGGCGAGGCCGTCTGCGACCTGTGCATTCAGTGCGCCGAGGTCATCGAAGCAGCCAATGCCGACGCCCGCGCCGGCATGGTCCCCGAGGCCGAGCTGGCGAAGGCTTGGGAGGCGGGTGTCGAGGCTGCGGCAAGGTTGGCGCACACGCATCACGACTATGAGGGACCGCTGGGGCTGCCGGAGCGCATCCGCGCACTCCAACCGCCCGGAGGAAAGGCAAAGTGAACAACATGAACTGGAAACGAGCGCTGACTGTACTCTTCTGGGACTCGCTCATGTTCGGCCTTGGTTTCATGGCCGGGAGGTCGCAATGGCTATGACTCAATTCGAGAAGTGGTTTGAGAGCCAGCGGGGCAAGGAGCCAAAGAACCGCACCGGCCCAAGCTGGGATGAGTACCAGGCCGATCTTGGTATGGCGCGGATCGCCTGGCAAGCCTGCGCCGCCGAGGCCGAGAGGCTGTGCCGAGAGCGCGCCCTGGCTGAGGACGCCAGCATCGCGTGCAACTGTGCCGACGCCATCGCCCAGCTTCGCGAGGTGGACCGTGGTTGACCTGGACGAGTTGGAGGCAGCACCAGCCGCGATGATCGACAGTCGGGTGCGCGCACTCATCGCCGAGGTTCGAGCGCTTCGGGCCGAGCGGGATGCGCTGAGGGAGCTGGCGCGGGAGCTGCTGGACCTCGCTACGCGGCACCGTGGGGAAGCCAGGCGCGACGATGTGCTCGCCCGCGCCAAGGCGCTGGGCGTCGAGGTGGGGAGATGAAGACAGCGGCTGAGTGGTTCGACAGGCTCTATCCAGCGCCTGCCCGCGTCTCAGACATCGCTGCCATCCAGCGCGACGCGGCCGAGGCGCAGCGGGAGGCGGACAAGGTGCTGTTTGGCGATGCCGTCCGCGAGTGGGAGACGCAGCCATCGAGCGAGGCTCAATCTCTCGCGTCGGCTCACTTCGACAGATACCGGGCGGCGATGGGTATGCGGCATCTCGTCACCGACGCGGCGGCCGGCGCCAGAGGCGATGTTCAGTGGAGACGCGCAGCTGGAAGCTGTTTTGCGGCCATGGAATACCTCAAGGCTCAGGGTCGATGCCTGAAGTGGCATCGACTTGCCAGATATCGCGCTGCCCTCCAGCTCGAACAGCGCAGCCTTGGCGCAGCGGGAGTTGTCCTACGTCGATGCAGCAGATCGTGATCGATGCCGAGCGCCTAGCCGTGGCTCCTTCTGGAAGCCGACCCGCTCCGGCCGCAGGTTCAGCGATGCCCTTCAGGCGCCGTGGGCGGTCGGTTGTCACTGCGGAATCCAGCCGGACGGGTCCAGGACGCACGAGGCCATCTGCCCGCTGATCCAGATGCAGACCAGCTCCGCGCCGCAGCTCGCCGCCGACTGAAGGCGACGCCTGGAGCGCTGGAATCCAGAGTTACAGCAAGCCCGCGCCGACCTCGCCCGCGCGCGGGAGGCGCTGGAGATTTGCGCGGCCGCTTTGGAAGCTGAGGGCGAAGGGTTCCGAGGTGCCTTGTCACCGCTGCGGCCTGTCGAAGATGGAAGCCGATAAGCTTGGGGTCGCGGACATGACCGGCCCTCAACTCCGTCTCCGCGTTCTCCAGCTCGAAGGCGAGTTGGCCGACTACAAGGCGCACGCCTGGGTCGAGATGGGCGACTACATCGTCGTGCAGAGGCAGCGCGACGCGCTTCGCGAGCTGCCGCGATTGACGATGACTGCTGCGAAACTGCTGGCGCCCAGGGGAAAGGCCGAGTGAGCGTAGACCTGGACTTCCGCAAGACGCTGTTTCAGTACAAGGAAGACGCCCAGCACTTCATCGACCTCGTCGCCCAGGTTCGAGCGCTTCGGGCCGTGCTGGCGAAGGCGTGGGAGGCTGCTGCCGAAGCTCAGCGGGAGAAAGACGCGAAGCTTCTGGAGTTGGCCGGATGGTCGAAGTACTCAGTTCAGGATCTGATCCGTGGCAATTCGCTGGCGCCGCGCCCTGAGGCTCCGAAATGAAGACGTCCGAAGCGATTGCCTTGGTTCTATCGACGCCGGCATTGGCCGAGATGTTCCATGCGATGATCTCACCCGAGCCCACTTCCGGGTGCTGGCTCTGGACTGGCTGGACCGACCGGAAAGGCTACGGGCGCTTCACTGTTCGCAAGCCAGGACCGCGAAGCGCGAGAGCCCTGAGCGGCGGCATCCCGGCGCACCGTGTTGCGTACCTGCTGTCCGGGTTGGAGATCCCGCCAGGGTTGCAATTGGACCACCTGTGCCGAGTTCGTCCGTGCTGCAATCCAGCGCACCTTGAACCCGTAACGAGTGCAGAGAACTCGCGGCGCGGCCAGAACCCGTGCGTTGTGGCTCATCGCGCTGGCCTTTGCATGAACGGCCACCCGGCCACCGGCGCTCCCGGCAACCGCACATGCTCAACTTGCTACGAGGCAGAGAAGGATCGCGCTAAGGCGAAGCGTCGTCTGATCCGCGCACTCCAACCGCCCGGGGGAAAGGCAAAGTGAAGACCTATGGGAAGATCATGCCTGACGGTCAACCGGCAGGAGCCAACCGTAACACACCGGAGAAAGCCGTGACCGCGTTCGAGATTTGGAAGGCCGGCAGCGACTACAGGAGCGTCGAAAACTCCGTAGCGGTCGGGATGGCCAAGGCAGCATTCCTCGCCTGCGCCGCCGAGGCCGAGAGGTTGTGTCGGGAGAACACGAAGGTGTGCGGCCACCTGGGGGCGCTGTGTCACCTCATGGACGGCAACGACATTCGAGCCAAGCTCGCGGATCTCGAAACTCCGACCGCCCGGAGGAAAGGCAAAGTGACGACAGCATGCACCGAGAAGTGCCGCACGTCGGTCAACTGCACCGTCTGCGGCATCTGCGCAAGAATCCCCGATAGGCCGCTCGGCCCCGCTGGAGATGGCGAACTCGCTCTGCGACCACGAGTGCCCCGGTTACCGCGCTGGACCCGCACCCGCCGCACCTCTGGCCGAACGAGGAACTTGAGCAGCGACAAGGCCGTGACGCGGTGCTGGTGCAAGCGCGGAAGGCGAGTGCGGGGATGAGCGAGCACACCTAGGGGCCGCTATGGTTGCATGCGGGGACAACCGGGGCGGGTGCATCTCGGGCTGGTTCTCGCCCGAGGGTCAGATTGCGCCATCGCAGGGGCCTTCAGTGCTGACTGCGAGAAGCATTGAGGCGCTCGACTGGGCGGTCGGTTGCCTCACTGACCGGACACTATCCAGGCCGGACGCTCGCCTCATCGCCGCCGCGCCCGACATGGAGCTACGCATCTGCCACCCTCACCGCCGCGGTAGAACCAGCTGCTCGAGGCGCTAGTTCTGGTGGAAAAGGACATCACCTGGTCAGCCCGATCAGCCCTACGCTCAAGGTCGTTCATCGGGCCAACTCGCCAGCGCGCGGGAGACGGTGAAGTGACGTACCGTCAACGTCGCCGAAATGCCCTCGAGTGTGGAATGTGCCCGCGCTGCAATAGGCCGCTCGGCAAGAACCTCTTCAAGTCTCGCTGCGTGAAATGTCTCGCTCAGAATCGAGCCGAGTACCGAGCCAAACGAGCCCGCAATGTCGCCGCGGGGCGCTGCGAGTGCGGGCACGAGTCCGCTCCCGGACGTCAGTCCTGTGTGCAGTGCCTCGCTCGAGCCACGCGCAACCGCACAAGGGCGAAGCGTCTCGCGGAGTACCAACGCACGAAGTACTTGCAGCGCAAGGCATCCGGAGTGTGCATCGCTTGCGGAAAGAATTCAGTTGACAACGGAAGTGTGAAGTGTAGAATCTGTCGCCGTCAGCACGCCGCACTCGAACGAAAGAGGTACTACGAACGATGATCTACGACCGCGTATCAAGTGCCGCGCAGTCCGAGCGGTTTGAAATGCACGCGACGGAAGGGGCCACCACTGACGAGTTCCTCCGGGAGCTGTGCAAGGAACTCGACCGGCTCGAGGCGCGGTTCACCGCACTCGAGACCGGGGTGAGGGTGATGGCCGAGCTGCTCGAACGTGCAGCACTTCTGATCGAGGTGCTTGGGCAGAAAGTCACAAAGCTCAACTCGCCGGACTCCGGAACGTGACCTCAATTCGTCGCGATGCGCTGCTCGAGACGGGACCGAGCGAGATTGGGTGGCACTCCCACGGCTCGATCCTGACCTGCCCCCAGAAGTACGCCTACGGCGCGCTGCTCGGGTTGCCCCAGAGCTACTCGAAACCGCGCTCGCTCGGAACTGCACTGCATCTCGCGATGGCGCACTGGTACTTCAAGGCGGGGAGCCCCGAAGCGTGGGCCATATCGAACCTTGCCGAGCCGGAGGTAGCCATCAACCTCTACCTCGGCTTGGAGAGTGAAGTCCTGAGCCATGCACACTATCTGTGGCGTGAATATCAGGAGTTTTACCCCATCGAGTCGGACCTCGCCGAGTGGCAAGTGTTGGAAGTGGAATCGGACTTGCGGGTCTCCATTGACGACATTCCCTACGCGCAGCGAGCTGACCTCGTCTGGAAGCGCCGCTCCGACAACAAGGTCTTCATGGTGGACCACAAGACAATGGGCGGGTTCGGCAATGCCTACGGCGTCGACCAATACGCCATGTCCGGTCAAATATTGGGGCTCCAGTGGATTGGCAAGGAACTGTACGGTCCGATGTACGGGGGCATATTGATTAACGCCATCCGCACGACCCCTGCGAAGCAGACCGAGCGGTTCTTCCGCTCCCCGCCCCCCAGTGCGCCCGACGCGGTGCGGCGCTTCCCTGACCTGGTTCGGCGAGCCCGCAGGTTGAAAGTCGAGTTCTCAAAGCTCGCTCCACTCGACTACCCCCGCGTCGCCGACAGCACCGTGTGCGGGGCTTACGGCGGCTGCGATTACCTCGCGACGTGCCGCTTCGGAGGAGCTTAGAAAATGAACCTCAAAGATGAAGACTTCTGGGACCGAGTCGAGCGCCGAGTGTGGGACAAGGGCCGGGCGAATCACACGTCCTACATCAGCGTCCGTGACGTGCGCCGGGCGATAGAGGAGGTCGAGCGAGAGAACATCGCTGGGCTGCTTAGGGATGACGGATTGCTACAGGCCGTGACGCGCGTCCCGCGAGAAGACCGCGAGTCGCTCAATGCGTGGGTACAGAAACGAGGAACACCTTGAGAGCCGAGTCGCAAATCATCCTAACCTACGGCGAACCGAAAATTGGCAAGACTACTGACCTGGGTTACACGTTCCCGCAAGGTCACTTCTTTGCGCCGTCCGCGAGTTCGTTGCTCCCGCTCCGTAGGATTGTCGGCATCGCGCCGAAGACCGCTGTCGTCAAAGACCTGACCGCAGTGTCCCAGTACGTGCGGGCTCACGCGACAGACGAGTCGATCAGTGCAATCGTCATCGACGACATCGCACTGCTCGCCGATGAGGCCATCAACCTCTGGACCGCGAACAATCCCGACAAGCGCAACGGCTGGTACCCGTACCAGATGATCAAGCAGACCTGTCAGGAGCTGTGCGTCATCGCACGGCACGCCCCCTGGCATCTCGTGCTCGACAGCCACGAGCGCAAGCCGGAGGTCGACGAGAACGGCATCCGCACCCGTGGGGGGCCCATCCTTCCGGGCAAGCTGGCCGGGCCGGCCTTGGAGAAAAACAGCAGTCTCATCCTTCGAGCCATCGTCTCGGACCCGCTCGTCGACAAGGGCGCGAGTGACGACGCTTGGCCCGTCATCTACACCTGCGACGTGTCTGACAGGAACTTCACGACGGGGGACCGCAACGGGCTGGCGTTGAAAAAGAACCCGCTCAACCTCCGCGAGATTCTGTTCGCTGGTGGTGTCGAGCTGCCGTACGCGACGGAGTGGCAAGGTGCTGAAGTCGCCAAGCTCACGGCTCTCGCGCTCGAGGGCAAGCTCAATGCCGAGTCGCTCACCGCGTGGCAGTCGACCCTCAATGGTGCCGCAACGCCTACGCTCATCGACTGGATTCTTCGCGACGCTCGCGCCCGAGTCTTCATGCTCAAGAACGCAACTTCACGCAGTGACGCCGTCCGCGCGGCGCTACTGCGCGGTGTCTAACCCTCGCGGACAACCCAAACCAAGGACGAAAAATGAATGACGCAACGGAACAGACGGATTGGAGTGCAGAAACGAACCTCGCGGGGGTTGCTCCCGCGGGGGGTCGCGTCGCACCGGACCGCACGTACAAGTGCAAGACCACCGCGGTCGTTCGCGGCTTGAAGAAGGACGGGTCTGGCAAGGTGACGTATCGGTTCGAGATGGAAGTCGTCGAGCCGAGTCAGTTTGGTGGGTACCGCATCTACAAGTACCTCGGTGACGTGGAGGACCTCGAGTCGAAAGGTCGGGGCTTCTGGGTCACGGCGGCGCTGGCGCACGGAGTCGAGCGGGCCGCGTTGGAGAAGGGCTCCATTCGTCTCTCGCCCGCGGTGTTCGTGGGCAAGACCGTGTATCTCTACGTCGGGCCGGAGAAGCCGCCGAAGGGCTACACCGACAACGAGTTCCTCGCGCACAACATCGGGGAAGCGAACATGAAGCGCGAGAAGGATCTCCCGGCGGGTCAGGGCGCAACGGCGGGTGCGAATGTGACGCACCCGCGTCCGCATCGGCCGCGGACCCCTTCGCCGCGTAAAGCGCCGCGAGACAAGGCCGTTCTAGGGCAGACGGGTGACGAAGTCGCGCACGACCCTAGATGACAGCCGGGAAAGACCGGCACTTTTTCTTGTTGACAACCAAACTACGCACGAGGTATTCAAAGTGACGATGGCCCCCGACGACGATGCGGACCGCAAACCGCTACAATCTCACCCCGTAGTCAAGCGCCTCCCCGTGGTTTTGCGGCCACGGGTGAGGCGCGTTTGTGAGGTAATCATGACGATGCTCGCCTACCACTCCGACCCAGCAGTTAAGCGTAAGATCGTCGCGAAGCTCAGGGCTCATGCCAAGGCGGATGAGCTGATCAAGGGAATCTACTGGGAAAATGGGAAGGGATGCGCGATCGGCTGCGCCATCGAGAGCGGAGATCACGCCCAGTACGAGCCGCGCTTCGGCATCCCGCAGGTGCTCGCGCGTCTCGAGGATCGGATCTTCGAGGGCCTGCCGAACGAGGATGCGCAACGCTGGCCGGTGCAGTTCATGTCAGCTATCAAGCCGGGCGCTGACCTCTCGGACATCTGGCCGCTGTTAGCGATCTGGCTGCTAGCTGATCCTGACAGAGGCGTCATTAGGTTTGCGAAGACCGATGCGCAGCGCGCCGCGATCGATGGCGTGGCCGAGCTATATCGGCAGCGCGTTCCGCTAGGCGATCATAGATGGGCTCTGGCTAGAAAGAACGCCTCCGCCTCCGCCGCCTCCTACGCCGCCTCCTACGCCGCCTACGCCTCCGCCGCCTCCGCCGCCTACGCCGCCGACGCCTCCTACGCCGCCTCCGACGCCTCCTACGCCTCCGCCGCCTACGCCGCCTACGCCGCCGATCCGCCGCCTCCTACGCCTCCTACGCCGCCAGATACGCCGCCTCCGCCGCCTCCGACGCCGCCAGATCAATCCACTGGAAGGCGTGCGCGGCAAAGATGCTCGAGCTGCTGCGGGCGGCCTGATGCGCCGCCTACTCGATGACCCGAAGTCGATCTCCCCATGGCTTCCTCGACGAGTTCCTCGGGGAGCGAGTGTCTGATGTCTGAAGATACTTCAAGGCTCGTCCTCGTCGACAGTGTCAGGGTCGACAAGGCCACTAAGCATGTCGCTGTCACCGTGTCGGGCTGCGCTGAGCGAACGCTGCATCGCTTCACCTACCCGCCCGAGCATCCGTACCGCCACCTCAAGCCTGGCTGGAAGCTGAAGATGGTCCACTCGGGCCGCGGAAATCCCACGCTGGAACTTGTCACCTCTGAGGAGAAATCAAATGAAGCAGATCATTGAAGTTCAGGGCGAAGGCCTGGTTAGCCTCTTAGGGCAGCGGGTCACGCTGTTCTGCCTCAACTACATCTACGAGGGGAAGCTCGTCAGTGTGAACGAGAACGACGTCAAGCTCGAGGACGCCGGCATCGTCTATGAGACGGGTGAGCTGAACTCGAAGACCTGGAAGGACCGCCAGGGGCTGCCGAACCCGGTCTACGTTCGTGCGACTGCAATCGAGTCCTACACCGTCATGGCCGCGAGCAAATGACGCGCGGACGCAAACAGCGTTGGAGGTCCGGGTTCGGGTCCTGGTCCGGGTCCTGGTCCAGGTCCTGGTCCTGGTCCAGGTCCAGGTCCGGGTCCTGGTCCGGGTCCGGGTCCGGGTCCTTGTCCGGGTCCTTGTCCGGGTCCGGGTCCGGGTCCGGGTCCTCAAAATGAAGCCCTACCCTGAGTCAATTTCGGCGTGTGAGAGACGTGCTCGAACGCATTGCCCGAAAGGGCACCCGTTACACACCGGAAAACACAAAACGAGAACGCAATCGGTCTGGCGGAATCAGTCGAAAGTGCCGGACGTGCGCTAACGAAATCGTGCGGAGGTGGCAGCGTGCTCACGCCCGGTAAGATTTGGCCTGAGTGTGAGACGTGCGCGCTCCGCGATGCGCCGCTCGTGCCCGCGTTGACACCGGTCCCGTGCTGGTGCCGTCATCGCATTGGTTGGGGAGGCTCCCGGTGCCTACGAGGTCGAGCTGGGGATTCCCTTCGTCGGGCGTTCTGGTAGGGAGCTGTGGACCGCTCTGAACCCGCACAGACCACAGGGGGACGTCAGTTTTCACGTCACGAACGCAGTGCTCTGTAGGCCCCCAGACAACGACATGAAGCGCACGCGGGCGCAGGCTCGGCGAGATGGCAAGGTGGACCCCGTTATCGCGTGCCGTCGCCGGCTGCACGAAGAACTCGTAAGTCTTCGAGTCCCAGAACGTCATCGCACTGGGTGGAACCGCGCTCGGAGTCCCTCGCCGGCCACGAAACAAGCATCATGGCTCAGCGCGGCTTTCCAATCGAGATCTCGGTCCAGTACTCTGCGTTGATACCACTGCT